GCAACGCCATGATGGAACTGTTTCTTGAAAAATTCAGTCTAGAAGAGCTAGCCGACATGCCTTTAGAGGAACTCGCTGAGTTTCTACAAACAAAAGGGAAAAAACGGGTGACCCGAAATGTGTTGCATCAACCATTCAAAGGGCTGTTCGCTCTTCTTATCGTTTAGATAAGGTTGTAGAAGACTCGATTGATGTTCTTTTAGGAACGTCAATTGCGGTTATTCGTACCTATCAACAGCAAATCAAAGAAATAGAAAATTCCATTAAGCGAATCATGGCTGGATTAACGCAAACACTCGAATCCATTCCTGGAATCGGTCCTGTATTCGCCGCCGGTATTATCGCTGAGATTGGTCAAATCGAAAGATTTGATGATGAAACTAAGATTGCAAAATATGCCGGATTATATTGGCGTAAGCATCAATCTGGCCGATTCACCGCTGAAAACACTTCATTATCTCATAATGGAAATCATTACTTGCGCTATTACTTAGTTGAAGCCGCCAACTCGGTAAGGAAGCATGTATCAGATTATCAAGAGTATTACATGAAAAAATATAATGAAGTACCGAAACATCAACACAAACGTGCACTCGTTCTAACAGCAAGAAAACTTGTGCGATTGGTGGATGCGCTACTACGTAGTCACCAACTCTTTACGCCAGAAAGGTGCGTGAAAGTGTGACATAAAATTTGTCATCGCCGCCTTTCTTTATTTCCAGTAATTTACATACGTTACTGGTTTAGTTTCGTGATGTCTTTTTTAAGGAAATTGCCCTTTGATAACTTCAAATGTTTTTATTTTTTATTTGACATACTACCGCCGGTCTTTGTATACACACTAAAAAAGCCTGCTTATGCACGCTTAACTTGTACGATTTAAATTAAAAAATTCATTGCAATATGAACAGTACTCCCGCTCGGAACACCATTCACGAAAATCCCCCCATCAGGTTTTATTGTAACTTCACAAGCTGCGGGTGTATATCCATATGCCAGCACTGGAAAAGAAATGTGCTGTACCGGTCTAAATCCAACTGGTAGTGTAGCGAATACTGCCTCATTTTGAGGACTTCGAACTGAACCAATTACACTAATGTTTTCACCACTTCTCTTGTATTTCATATCTCTGTTAGCAACATTCTCTACCCCAGTTGTAGGAAGCTTAATCCACCCTGTATCAGTTACTTGTTTAATTGTTCCATCAGTTCGAAATTCTAATCTTTTGGACCAATCCCAAGTATCCCCCTGTTCCTTTGTAGAAGGAGCAAAAATTAGCTCTCCCTGCGCCCCTTTGTGAATGACTGTCTTATAAGAACGACTACCTAATACAATTGCATTATCGCTCTTACATTCAAGTAATCCATTTATGGTGTCGCCAGCTTTTTTTAGAAGATTATCAGCAAAAACATGGAATGCTCCAGTAGGCGATTTTTCAAACAATACTTTATTATTTTTCCAGTCTTTTAAATAGAATTGACCATCCGAGGCTCCTACAAGGCCGATATCTAATACCTTATCCTCACTATTAAATCCAACTCCGATATTGGAACCGATTGTCGGTCTCATTGTTAGATAACCTGTCATCATCCCGCCTGAACGCCTTACGACGTCCATTTTATCAACCGCTTGTTGCAAAGCATCTATCTGTTTTTTGAAATTATCAAAATCGGAAATATAATTTTCAATTTTAATATTTCCTTCTTTCACATCATGTCTTAATGTAATACGAATATCTGGTGTACTCATTCGTTCTGTACTTTTTTCCATCACAAAATAAGCTGTCCAATCATCCGATGTGGAAACAGCTTGCGAGGACATTGTGCAGGAAAATACACCATTCTTTGCATCAACTATTTGGGCATCATCCCGATACTTACAATCCAATTGTCATTACGATAAAAGCGGAATTGATCTTTAACCTTAAATCTCATCTTACTTTGGGCATCTAGGACAATCATTTTATCAGCATCGAGCATTGCATTCCCTGTTTGTGAAAAGTATAAAGAAGCTGCATTCAAGTATCCATTACCATCGAGTCCCTTTGTGATTCCAATTCCACCAGACTTAACACTTACATCTGAGAATTGATACAACATGATGGCGCCGTTTGGACCTGTTTGATCTGAGTCATCACCTAGAATAAAAGTGGGCTGTATTTCACCTCTACTATTTTTGTAATACCCAATAAAGGCTCTTACTCTCGAGGATTCATAGAGACGAATAAATTGTTTAGATATATTTACAAAATTAGCCGAATTAGATATTTTCAAAGTCGAACCTGTTATTTCTCCGCCTTGCACCAGATTCCCACTTAACGTACCTGCAGTAATAAAATCAGCAACAATTCTTCCATCACTTGTAATGGCAGTTCCATATGGTCCATTCACCCCTGTGGAAGAATACCCTAATCCATTCAAGTTCCATTGCCAAACCTTTTTCGCACTCTTTTCATCTTTCGTATCCATAATTAAAATACGATTTAGATAAATACGGACATGTCCTCCGAATCCTGAATTAATAAAGTTCGTAGCATTTACTTTTGCCGTATCCAAAATAGAGCTCGGCATATTGGATAACTCTTCTTGCACCAAATCAACCCTACCGGAAACGTCCGTAAAGGATTCCTTGAAGTTACCAATGGTTACATCCAGATACTCTTTTTTTATTGGATCATACTTATAAGCAATTACTTTCGCTTTTATATCAATGCCATCTTCTTGCTGTTCAACCGTAACCGTATCTGCCATATAAACACTTTGTAAATGCTTATCATCCTTATACTCTTCCGTTTATGATAACTCCTGAAACTTAACGTTATAAGTTGCTTTAGGTTGGTCAATTTTTTGAATCGTAAACATATCTTTAGCTGCTTGACGTAATAAACTATATGCTTCTTCTAACGGAACTGCACCTTCATCATCAGCATTTTCACCAATAGCCGCTTTAATATGTTTAAACTCAATCACCCTAATTTTAGGGTGAGGATACTTATTTATAAGTGGGCTATCCACATTACCTTCATAGCCTAATAAATCTTTCTTATGCCGAATCACTACCCCACGATCCATACCACGATTTTGTAGCATCTTCACGTCAAAATTATCTCGTTTTAATTCACCGCCCCAACGATTAACAAATAAATTGTCTTGACTAGAATCCAATAATGCTTCCACAGGAGTTTTACGGACAATACGCGCACTTGCTATCTTTGGTACATCTGAATAAAACTGAAAAGGATGCTTGTATTGGCATCCTGCTGACATACGATTCATAGCCCCATTCCCATTTGTTGTTTCAGCAAAAATGTCTTCAATTAGATTCTCTGTTAAGTCATAAAAAATGTGATATCATTGCGCTGTAATCTCACCCATACTGACTTTAGGAGCTGCCACTCGAAATAGTTGTTCACCATCAGGAGTTGGCACTTTAATAATACTCATTCCCTCTATTTCCAGACCATGCGGCGCAAACAATGGATAACTAAATGAAAATAAAAATAAACCATTGAGTTCTTCCTCAACAGTTGCGTTATAAATATTTTTATTTAAAGCTCCTATACCATTGTGTGTAAAATCAGTCTCATTTGGTTTATATAAAGTAATCATTTATATCTCCACCTAGGTCCAATTTCCATAAATTGAATTGCTCCTGACCACTCTATTTTATTTTCTCCTACGTTGAATATAGGGAACTTCCCAACCATTTTATTATTCATCGGTATTGTATCGGTATATGCTTCAAGTACTTCTGAGTCTATGACAACAGAACCATTCACATCGTTTATTTGAAAAGATACGTCATTGATTGTTATACGGAAAGTACCGTTTCCCACAATCCAAAACTTAGGATCAGATTCAATTGTCCCTGGATTGTAAATTACACCTGGGCTGGTAAGCTTTAGATTTACATCCTCTGTATATTCAAAGGAATCTAGCGTGAAATCCACCTCAAATTCACCATGCTCCTCAATCTCAATTATGATGTCTCCCACTTCAACATGCTTAATCTTGCGATACACATCGTCATCTGTGAAAAAGAGTATTTCCCCCTTATTCGTCATTCCAAGAGCATCTAGCATTTTGTTTTTTTATCGTTCCAAGTTTCAACTTGTTGAGCAAGTGAATGTTTCATTTCATTTGTTACCCCAGCCTTGTTCTTATGCATTTTTGTGGTTGCAAATCCATCAGCTCTCCATTCATCAAACATAGTTTTATAAATAATAAAAGCATCTAAATAATTTTCAATTAATGGTTCTAAAGAAGGTGTGAAATTGTCATCATCAGTCAATAATTTTATGATTCTATTCCGTTCTTCAACCCTTGCAACATCTAGAATTCCCAACTTTTCCCTCTTTGACATTCGAGCCATTTTCACACCCCCTTCATTTTTTAAAAATGGTGCAACTATTGATGTGCCCCCTACGCTACCTATCCTCCCCAGAGGAGAAATTTTAACTTTTGATAGGGGGGCTTCCGAAATAACTCGGAAAAACTTTTTTCGGTTTATCTTCATTTTCTTCGATTGTATGGCAAACTGGACAAAGCAACCTTAAGTTATTCTCTTCTAATTTAAGAGTTAGATCTTCTTTGATTGGTATTACGTGATGAACATGAGCACGCCTGCCAAAGACGAACTGTCCACATCGTTGACAACATCCCTTCTCTCTTTCGTATACCTTTGACCTAACATACTTCCATGCATCCGTACGATAGAATGGTTTGTTATCATGATGGTAGATATTCTTCTTATCTTTTTTCTTCCTTGGTTTGTTACGCTTGTGTTCTTCACAGTAACGTCCTTTGCTTATCTTGTTATGGCAGCCATTGAAGTCACAGTATTTCATGATAGTAAATCAATGCTGTTTTCTTTCTTTTTAACATCAGCTGGTATCTCGATGCCTAGCTCATCAGCATACTCACGTAACTCTTTTATTGTCTTGTTACTCAAGATAAGTTCTGTACCTGCTTCACCAATTGCCAACGTATCCTTAGTCAAATATTCTGTACCTGATATTATTTTTCTTGTTTCAGTAATCATTTAGATTCACAATCCTTATAATTATTTTCTTTCAAGTCTCGAACTCATCTTTTGCAAGGTTTAATCCTTTATCTAACCATTGCAACCGTATCTTGTTTTATTCCACAATCTCAGAGCTAGTTTTAATTGTTACTACAATCTGTCCTCTTCTAGCCTCTTGTTCTTTCATCCTCACATTCATTTATCTCACACATATCTCATCTGGCTTCATTTATTAACATTCCTTAACAAAGGTAACATGTTTGTGCTTATCTTTCCTTAATAACAAATAAGACGCTATATCGATTACGACAGCGTCTACAAAAATTGCTATGAGTTGGATCCATTTATTTACCCTAACGTTATTTATTTCTTCTTTTCCATACCCCATTCTCTTTACGATACATATCCTTACCATTCATAAATTCAGTCGTATTACCAGGAATGCTATATTTCTTATTTTTTTTCTTAGTTTGTTTTCTCAACCTTTTCTCTTCTTGAACAGCTTGCAAATCCGCCTTCCATTGTTTTAACAGCTCTTTTTCACGTCGCATCGAATTTGTACCTCTTGAATTTAATAATTTTTCTATATTATATAATCTATAAATATGTCTATTTCTCCAAATAACGTTGTAATAAATTCAGGATATAAATATGTCCACTTTGAAACAAGTGTTTATATGCTTAACCTACACATCATCATTATTTTTCTTCACCATGAACGCTATCAAATCCTTATACATAAAAAAAGCACAATCCTCCTGAGCCTATAGGATTAACCGTGCTTTAAGTAAAAACATATACATACATTCATAAAACAAAATAACATCAACTAGTTTGGTGTTTCCGCACCTTTCAACGTACAGCTATTGCAAGCTTTCATTATTATTACCCCTTGTTTTTACTGTACGCTCAAAGGAAGAAAAAACCTTCCTTTTTATAAAAATAAACGATTCATGCCAAACCTCTCAACTCACTTATTATTACAAAAACACGCCCTAAAAACATTTTATTTTTGCATTTAACAAAACCCAAAAATACATTTAGCTGTTGGAATTCTTAAGTTATTTTTCATCAAAGTATTCTATTTTATTATTATAAACCTTTCCTTCAATGGTTAACATCGGTACAACTTACTGTTAGAAAAGTGTAAGTTCTTCAGCAAATTTAATTCGTTTCATAATTTCAGCATGTTTTTGATAGATATAACTCCCACTATACCCTAGTTCTATCGCCAAATACTCTAAGCTTTCTCCCTCCACATACTTACCATACATAATCTTGTGTTCCAAACCATGGAATGTACTAATTACCTTTTTGAAATCAAACATGTCATTCATTTTTAAAGCTAATTCATGTTCATGAGTAGCAATACGATCTTCTAGTTTAGCTCCTTCTGATTCAGCTGTTAAACGCACTTCCCACAAATCACGACCCGCCCAGCGTTTTAACGTATCCCCCGAAATTCATCTCCTTCCTCAAGCGTGTGAAGGGCGTAGCCCAACGATAGGTAGGAGATGAATTTCGGTTTGGCATAGCCAAAAACTTTTGATAAACTAGCTATATGAAGTTCTTTGATAACTTGAT